ATTTTTACTATGAAAACCAAATAATTCTACTTGTTCGTGGTCATCTCCTACAAGACCAGAGTCATCTTGTTCTTCTATTGGTTTAAATACACGATGATATGGATTTGACTGGACTTTTCCTAATTCAAATTTATGTTTTTTAGGAAGTAAATCCACCAAACTGACCATTTTTATCTCTCCGTAAGAATTTCTGTAATGATTCTGTTGATATTTGAGATAGGGTCGGTCTGATTATTGTCTACACTTTCATTCATTGGTCTTAAAAATGCACCATGTGTAGATGGATTTGATACGAAGTCAAATGCTATTAGTTCAAAATCATCTTGAACTTCGTTTACATCACCCTTTTCTTTAACACTACCGAGACCACGAGAACTAATTCCTAACTTTATTCCAGATTGAAATAGTTCTTTTAAGATATTTCCAGATGGTGTTGATAAAACTTCTACTTCTCCAACTAAATCATCTCCGTCCCAACCCATATTTAGTACATTATGAGAAACATTTTGTAGATTTACAACCGAACTATCTGGATGGTCTAACTCTCCTAATGCTCTACTCTCTTTTATAAAACTATCCATGTACTTTTTTGACTCTCTCATCAAAATTTCTTTAGGATAGATACGACCATTCTGATTTTTTGCCTCTGCTCTTTGTAAAACACCCTTTACAATCAGTTTAACATTGTTGTTCGCCATTGATTCGTTAATCATTTCTGGGGAAACTTGGAATGGTATGTAATCAACTAATAAATTTTTACTCATTTTATGCTCCAAACTTTTTGTATATTTTAGGATTCCTTTTTGCTTTAGTGTATCCGTATACTTTTTCTGCGTGTTTTACTTTTTTCTTATCATCTTTCTTTTTATTCTTAGAAAATGCATAAGGTGTTTTAGGTGGCCCTTCTCCACCATCAAGGTTAGCAGTTACATTTGCTTCTTTTAATTGTCTTTTAACAAGTTCTCTTACTATATATCTTAACTTATCCATTATACTTTTTTCAATTCCTTGACTAATTCATAATGTCTAAGAAGACTTGCTACTTGTTTATCCCTAACCATTGATTTTGTTTGACTTTTTGTAGGTATTTGTTTGATAACTTCTTTTAATTTTATTGTAGTTACATCATCATCTACTTTTTTCATCAAACGAGAGATGTCTTTTTTGATAGAAGAAAACTCTCCATACACATATTCTGACAAGGAATTGGTATTTGTAACATTGTAAATGTATGTACTTAATAGTTTTCTTTGTTTATCATCAAGAGACGAATACTTATCGTTAAATTTTTCTAATAAAGTCTTGATAGTTAGATAACGAACATCTTTATCTTGTTTTTCAACTAACTTTTTAATCTCAGTATCTCTATTTTTCTTTGTTTTACCAGATGTCAAATGTTCTATTACCGTGAATCTTGAATCAACCACTTCACTTGGTTCTACATTTTGACTATTTCTATAATATTCCATCAACTTGTAAATACTTGCTTGGACTTTATAGTTAGTAATTCTTCCAGAAGAGAAATCTTTTAAGTCATAGTTTTCCATAACTTCTTTAATTAGATTATATTTCTCTTGTTTTACTTGTTTTTCATTTACGGAACCAACTTGTTCTAATACTAAGTCAATCAATTTATCTGCTTTCTTTTCATCATTGTACTTTTGGTTTAAAAAGCATTGATAAATTTGATATTCTTTAAAAAGTTCAGTTCCCTTTTTAAAATATTTTTTTAAGATTTTAACTGCGTGTGAGTTTTTATTATTTAATGAGTCGGCAACAATTTGTCTCGTTAACAACTCAAATATGAGGCCAGTGTTTTTGACCTTTGAATGTTTTTTATACTTCATACCAATTCCGTATCTACAAGTTTTTAGGTTAATTCATATATAAATATAAAGTTACTTCAATTTCATGTCTTTATCTGACAAAATAACTTTATCTTCGTTCATTAAATCAAATTCTTTATCACTTTTTTTAGTGATTTGTTCGTTTTGAGTTTTTTCAATTAGTATTTTTTTGTTATTTGGTAATGAATCTAATACGGAATTTATTATATTTTCTTTTGTTAATGGTGAATTATTCTTATATGTGTGTTTAATTGATGTATCAACATCAAAAGTTTTGTCTAATGCTTTCTTTCCAATAGGGTCTCTTCCTCTTGGGTGTTTATCAGTAGAATATTTTGTTGCTTCTTTTGGTCTTCCACTACCTGGCCATCCACCTTCGGGCATATCACCCTCTCTTTTTTGGTGCATTGATGCTAAATCATGTGGTGTTCCAAAAGATTCTTTAGTAACAGCAGGGTCGTTACCCTCATTTTCAATCTGTTCTTTTCTAAAGTTCTGTTTTATATCGTCTATTATTCGTGCTCTTTCGTCATTTACTTGGTCTTTAGTCATATTGAATATGTTTTTGTATATCCAATCTTCAGATATTAACTTAGTTCCTTTCATTGACTCTGCTAAAGATATCTTTTCACTCCAAAGTGCTACCTTTTCTTGTTCATATACAATACTTGGATTAGTTAAATTTAGTTCAAAACCTACTAAATCTTCTTTATCAAACCCTTGTGTATATAAATGAACGATTGCAATCTTTGTTAATTCAGATAGAACAATCCTTTGTATTCTTTCTATTGTTCTTGCGAAACGAACATCTTCTTGTGCTAATGTTGCTTTACCTTCAACACCCTCTTCATATCCTAAAAATGCTTTTGGGATTCTAAGAGCTGCCATCATCTTGTTTCTTAAGTATTCAACATCATCAATTGCATTATATTCCATACCACTAAGTGATTCTATTTGTGTACCACTATCACCACCACGAACTGGTAAATAAAAGTCTTCCATCATATTCATCATATTAAACTTTAAATTATACTCTCCCGAATTTTGGTCAATGTATGGAGTTTTTTTCATTTTATTTATCAGTTGTTGCATATAGTTATCAACTTCTGCTGGTGGAATATTACCAATATCAATCTTGAATATTCTTTTTTCTGGTGCTCTCATGATACGATGTATTAACATTGCGTCTTCCATAAGAGTTAATTGTTTCCAAATCTTTCTTGCAGCTTCTATCATTGATTTACCATAAGGTAAAAAGTTAGAATCCGTTAACATTCTGAAATGTGCTACTTCATAATTCTTTAATGTGTTTTGATTTTTGTTATACGAAGTTGTTTTATTACCATCATCTACATTAAAAGTAACTTCATGTGGTAAATCTGGATTCACACCTTCTTCTCTTGAAACTGCATATGGGGACATTGGTTCCACACCTACAACACCATACTTTTCTGCGATATCTAATTTTAAGAAAAAGTCACCATACTTGTTCATACTACGAATCCATGGCCAGAGATTAAATTCAATATTAATCACATCATAAAATAAGTTATGTAAAACTTCACGAACTTGTTCATTATCAGAACGAATATCAAGAATGTCACCATTCTCATTTTTCATTGTAGATTCATCAGAGTAAATATCAAGTGCAGATGCTAAGATTGGGTCTAAATCCATTGCTTCGTAATCAGAAAATAGTTCAAGTCTACCTGCGTTGTAGACTGGATTCTGTCTATAACCACCTACATTGTTTGGCATGTGCATGCCAGAATATCTTGCTGCTAAGTAGTTAGTTGCTAAATTACCACTTGATTGGATTCTGTCTGTGTCTGCTATTTTTAAACGATTACCACCAACATTCCTAACAATTATGTTGGATGAAAATAGTCTACGAAGACGACCAAATAGTGTTGTGTCTGCCATAAATTTCCTCTTAAGTTAACCTAAAATCTTGTATATAATAAATAGTTAGATACATCACAAAGAACTCATTTAATTCTTATCCAGTAACCACTCTATTGATTCATCATCAGTACCAACCTTCATTTGCCAAGGGTTTCTCTGTCCAAATGGATTGTCTTGACTAAATCCTTGACCAAAACTTGAGTTACTTCCAATACCACCAAGTGCTAACTTAGTCATTTCCATACCCTCTTGTCTTAATCTTAGTGCTGTATCTCTTACCCACATACCGATACAAAACGCCATTGTAAGGTCATCGTTGTATCCGTTTGCTGCTTCTGCTCTTGAACCATTCCAAATAAAAACAAATAGTTCATCTAACAATCTTTGTGAATGTACAATAGGTGCTTTCTCTCTAAAGTAACTTTCAAGTTTTGATATAATCATTGGTCTTGTTTTTGCAGTTGTTGAAAAACCTGGAACCATCTTATCTTTTCCCTTTAAGTCATATCCTTGAGATAATTGAACTTGTGTATCTACTATTGTCAAATCTTTTGCTGAATAGTATAAATTCTTATACATTCTATCTACTGCTGGTTGTATTGCTGCCCAACCTACATTTGCATTCTCAATAACCAGTAATGCATCATTGTATTCTGTTGCCACATTTACTAACATATTACCATAGTCTTTAGTACCAACCATTCCTCTATACTCTGCTACTTGTTCCATAGACTCTACATCAATCACATGGAATGCAGAAAAATCTTTTCCATCTCCTCGTGCTACATCAGCACATACCATATAATCTCTTGTATAATCTGGATATCCCCAAACCCAAAAGTTTCCATCAAATCCTTTTTTCTCAATTGGTTCTTTTAGATGAGTTTGTTCATACCATTGTATTATTGTACCATCAACAACCGTATTACCAGAAGTTATAAAGTCACAATCACATTCTTGTGCTGCGTGTTTAGGGCCCAGTAATTGGTCTTGTTCATCTCTCCAATCTTGATTTCTTTCTGGATGTAAATCCCAATGTAATTTTATTGGATTAAACTCATTAGTTCCTTCCATAGCACCAACCCAAGTCTTATGATAAAAGTTACCAACACCATTTGGTGTAGATAGAACAATTGCACTTCCACCAGTTGATAGTGTAGATTGTGCTGATGCCCATATAGAATCAACATCCTTAATAAATGCTGCTTCGTCAAGTATCAAAAGAGATAGTGCTTCTGAACGACCTGCGTCTCCACTACTACTTACTGCTTTTATCTGAGAACCATTGGAAAACTTTAAAGACAATCTATTATCTTCAAGACATTTTCCTTTTAACCAACTTGGAAGATTGTCGTGCATAACTCTCACTTTGGTAACAAGATTTTTTGCTACATCTTGCTTTGTTGCGATAACAAGTATATTTCTGTCTTGTTGAAACAACATCATCCACAATGAATAACCAGCAGTTAGAGTTGATATACCCATCTGTCTTGCTTTTAGAATGACATTATATCTATTGTCTTTTAATTCTCGTATTGATTTCTTTTGAAACTCATACAAATGAAATGGTACTTTACCCCTTACTGGATGCTGTATCTGACAATATTTCATTAAGAAATGTATAGGGTCAACTGCACATTTCTTATATTCTTTTTGTATTAATTGTTTTAGTTTATTGTCCATCACTTAACTCTTCCCAAGTCATTTCGTCACTTAGGTATTTATCAATATTAGTAATCTCTTTACTAAGAGTCTCAACAATCTCGGTTGGGTCACTCATCCCCCATCTTTCTAAGTCACCACTATCTTGTGCAATATCTTGGTCTTTAGAAACCATTTTAATATATCCCTCTAATTCTGCTTTCAAATCTTTTACA